GCTGATTTCGCGCACTCTTATAATAATAAGGCTCATAAAGAAAACTAGCATAGTCGATGGGCGCAACCCACCCCAAATTGGGGCACCGGGCAATAAGGCCACCCTCACTATCCTCATCGCGTACAAACGACCGCTTCAAAAACGTGACTTCACCAATGTCGGTATATGGCACCAAAACCCCCTGCTTATCCCCAGGAGTGTAAGTCAAAGAGAAAAGTTCTTTCATCTTATCACTCACTGTCACCTGGTTGAATAACTCACATGTCTCATCATCAACGGAATTGACGTTATCATCGCCAAAAGTCTGCAAGAACACATGGTCCCACATCGCACTATTATCCCCTGTCAAAGCCACATAACACCCTGTCAACGTGATAAGGGAATACATGGAATTGACCATGGTAGTCAAAGGATGCCCACTGGGTAACGACTTGTTCCATTGCACGACATACCTCAACTGGCTACCGAAGCCAGTGATGTGCCGTGAATGAACCAAATCCATCCACAATACCGACCGAACCATGTCATCTTCCTGCCTGTGGTTTAAGTTATTAAACTTATACCAACGATTGACATAACGTAGAATGGCCATGTGTATCCAGGGTTGCTCACTTGCATCAAAACGGCTAAAGTCGCCGTCAAACACCTTGTCTGAGCGCTCTAACAAACGCTCAGCCAACATAAACCATTCCTTGTAATGGTTAAGGCCTGGAGACATCCCATTAACCACATGAGTGGAAAACATCGCCGCCAAAAATGCCCCAAAATACATGCGAACAGCCACCGTATAATCCAATGGAGTTGCAGATATCATACGAGTGGCTACATTCTCCACTTTATGCAACGGACGCAATTCATCCTTGAGGAAGTCAGTGCACAAATGCAAGGACCGAATACCCTGCCGCGCACGCTCCACTATAGTATCAACATCCGTGCGCAAAGTCTGCAATGCCTTCGTGGGTTTCACAAAGTCAACGTCTCCCTCAAAGCCCAAAAATGCGGTCTTACCAGGAAACTTGGGAGACA